TCTAATTCGAAGGTGAACCCATTTCCCATAGATGAAAATTTATGGAAAGAATGGACTTCTTTGTTGAGCTCATAACGACGACTCCGACATATATCAAGTAGTTGGAACCACTGAGGTGGGAAAATCTCCTCAATGACTCTACTGCTGATAGTGTCACTGGCGGCTGAAAAATCAACAGTTGCAATGCTCGAATCGGAAGAACCTTTCCGAGCTTTACTTTGGTTGATTAGATCAGTATCCAGATTGAGCCCGTTCCGCCTAAGTCTGCGCCGGATTGCAAGACCAATACCTTTTTGAAACCAGAGATTTAACCCTGGCTCAACGGCTATGGTCCTATCAGTCTTAGCATTCTTAGGAACAGTTATCACCTTGCTAAACTCGCGAAATTCAAGAGCTCCAAGCTTACCATCTCTAAACCAGAGAGGGTAGGCAAGAGGGAGAATGTCTTTCACAAGCTGGTACAGTGATGCTGTTATTTGGCGTTCCTCACGGAACTTTCTAACGGCTGAAGTATCTCTGCCTGAAATAAGGGTAGAGGCACCAGGGCCGAAAGAACCGTCATCAAGTAACCTGTCGAAATCAATCTCACCAAGAATCATAGCTATTTTACGAGTGGTTGCATTAAGCAACCAAACGTTAGGCCCCCGGAAAAGAGGGTCTAAAGCTAAGTTTCGAAAACGAGAATTGGTTTCACGACACGACTCCTCAGCTTTAATGAACGTGCTGAGGGCAACTTCTTTCTTGTTTATCGAGGTTTTTACAAACTCCGATTTACGTAGGAAGGAGATAGCCGTGAAGTCGTCGCGAAATTGAAACTTATCGTTGTATTGACGAGGATCAATTTCTTTCTTTACTAACTGATCAAACTCTTTGTTTTCGTATAAAAGAAAACATGAGAGACTGACCGGCGTATCGAGCGACTGATAGAACTCCTTGATTACTGCGTCTAACGCAGTAGACGATGGCCTGAAACGAGGTGCATCCTTAAGGCGTTTCGCCAATAAGGACCGTGTTGACTTAGTCATACATGCCCCTTTGTGTGAAGAACAGAAGACGAGAACTAGGTTTTCAACCTAGTAAACAGTTTCCTGAGTCTCAACCAGGGCGGTGGCGACAGCATTGGAAAGGAAATTCTTTGCAAAAGCGAGAATATCTTTCCTTTGCTGAAGCGTTGACCGCTCCGGGATGAAAAACGTCATGTCAGCTGTCATGTCGTAAGCTTTCGTCGGAGCCGGGGTAATCCCCGAGTACGTCGAAGAGTTTACGACCTCCAGCACCGGCATGACGATCTTCGCACGAACCTTGTAAAGACGTGAAGTCTTCGAAGGCGAAACAGAAGAGATGGAAATTACCGGGTAACCAACGGCAATTCCACCACTCCGATCCGCAAACGTCGACAACGTACCCACAAGGGTATTCGGAGCAAACGTATGCGCGACAGGCGTTCCCGCCCCGTCGTTCAACACGATGTTTGCAAATGCAGGCATTGTGCTTCCTTTCTTGAGGTTCCAACATGGGAATATTCCCAAATTGGGTGAGATGTAGCTAAGCTAACGTCTCGGTCTAGCGCTTGTCCAGCGTTGGACCATGAGGGCTAAGGACTCGGAGATATGGTAGGCACTGAGTGGGCTTTTAAACACAGGGAATCGATTTTTAGGCATACCCGTGAGGATATCCCTAGTCTTCGTTTCGATGCGTTTATGGCTAACTCCAGTTCCACTATATCCGTTGTACACTGAGCCACCCTGTTCGTAGGGATTACCTACAAACTGGCGAGTTGCTGTATACTGATCAATTGTCGTCGTCGATTTCGTCCCACGAAGGAAAACTAAACCAGCAGTAGATGAAAAACTGTTGATATAGTTACCAATGGGAAGGAACCAATCGATAACAAAAGACCAGGGCAGCATCTCCCACGCTATCTCAGCTGGGTTGACTAAACCCAGCCCCTGGAGAGCATGGAGGGCCCCGTTATCAATCTTGAATTCAAGAAGATAGCGGATTTTAACTTCGGTCGTCAGGGCTATTGTATCTGTGTAATACGGTTTCCCGTTACTCAGACCAATAGTTACCTTCGAACCGGAGGAAGTACCCTTGCCTTGAGCACGAACGATAATACGTTGCTGACTTCCGTCGACAACGTACTTCGCTAATGCTTCCCCGGCACTAAAGGCATCAGCCAATAAAGGCTTCACGCCAAACATAAACGCAAGGTAATCGTCAGCTGCGTTACGCAACCGATGACCCTTCGGATATGTTAGCATGTGGACAATGTCTTTGACGAACTTCTTAGGACGGATTTTACTAATCCGCTTTACGATATCATCAAATAACGACAATGTCTGATGCCGCTCTGCAATCAAATTGCCTACGTGAACACTTTGTTCACCGGCACGTTCATACAGAGTGTTTAGAGCTCGAGTATCCGCAGAAGATATTGCAGAATTTCTGCTAGCAATATCAGGAACTGCGAAAACTGGTGAATAAAAGACTCCCAAGTGTCCATTAACGAATTGTCCCGTAGTATATTCACCCCCCATCTTGTCTCGCCAATAATTCCAACCCCCAGAGGTATAAGTCTCTGTTGGTTTGAATCCATTGAACGAGCCGACGGGAGGGATGTACGTCGTTACAGTACGTGTATATGGATTAAACGAGAGATCCTTTGTATTCTTCACGCGCCTAAATGTCAAACGGCCATGAATCATCTTCTGCACAATGCGGTCATAACTCGCTTTGCGCTTCAGATATTTCTTGACGCGAATGGCAAAAAGAGCCTCCTTCTTCTGTTTCAAAAGAATCCAACTATTATACCTACGCAAGTAGGCACTATAGTAAAAATTCCAAGAAGCTCGAGATTGATTAGCTCTCCTAGGTTTTGGAACCTTAGGTGCGCGTGGAAGTCGCAGAACCGGGTAACGAGGAATCTGTAAAGGATATCTTACAGGAACCCAAGCCACACGGATCGGCTTCTTCAACCAGAAACTGGCTGACGAAACAGAGTTAGTGACACTCCGATAAATTTCAACTACTGTCGGCATATCACTAGGATCTGTCCTCGTACGAAAACGAATATCAGTAGGACTACTGCCAACTCGGTAAAATTCCCGATATTGAATAGTAGACTTAAAGGTAAACGTCTTCGTTTTAGTCACAACAGCCATAGTCATCTCCTTATGAAATTGAAAGGAGTTCGTGTTTCCACAGGCATTGACAAGCCTGGGAGCGAAAGCTCCACTAAAAGAGCCCCG